CCAGTTGCTTTCTTTGCGCTTCTTTAGTTCTCTTCTCAGAAGCAGATTTGAGAGCTTGTCCTAAAGATGTACCAAAACTTGTAATCCCTTCGGCTATGCCAGATGTATCAGGTAAAACTAAAACCATTATATTTCTCCTTTAGTGCATTCCACCGATAGCTTGTCCAATAGCTTGAATTATAGGCCCGGCTAGTCCTTGTCTCTGTTGGATCATGGGCTCGAATGTCTTTTGTCCTGTGAGTCCTCCCATAAGCTGTAAAGCCTGTAGAAGGTTTCCCTGACCCATATTGTATTGATTCATATATTGCGATCCTAGAGAAGTCGAAAGGTCGGTTGCTGACTGTGCTAAGGCTTGGTTTAGGGCTGAGGATCCGGATTCGTCCATACCCATGAACTGTTCTTTGATCCCGGGAATGGTCTGCCTTTGCATCACTTGTTGAGCCGGATCGACAAAGGACTTTTGGAACATTGATTCGAACTGCTCAGGATCAAACGGTTGAAGGAATTGGGAGAACGCTCCCCCTACTTCTCCCTGACCTGACAATGCTTGGCTCAGGAAGTTTTGCTGTTCGGGGCTCAGGAGATTGATGTTCCCCTTGTGTTTTGTGCTCCCCATCATTGTGTTTCCCATGCTCTTCCTCTACGTATTCCATTAGAACGTCTTTGGACCTTTTGAACCCATGACGCTCGCTATGTTTTGGGTATCGTGTTACCCAGAAAATCTTGTTAAGTTTGGCTTTGTTTCTAATTTGTTTTATATGTTGAGCTAATTTTTTAACAGCTTCTCCATTTCCCCAATATTCTTTATCCATCGAGAACGTCTGAATAACGATATCTTTTCCTAAAGGATCAACTGAGAACCAGAGAAAGCCTTTAACCTGATTCTCTTTATCGGCAAGGACATAAAGATGGGAAAAGGGATTAAGTTTGAACCCGTTTTCTTCCTGAGAAATACAGTTGATTTGATGATAACGGAAGAAATCATCAACTGAAAATTCACGGTGTTTGACCTGTTCGATAAGGTAATGTGGGATATGTTCCGGTGTGAAAACTCGAACCCATCTTAAATCATCCATCTTCGTCATTCGTCTGCTACTCCTATGTATTTGACTGATCCTATCACTCTTCCAGCAGGACCAGCAGCAAACGTTGTTGTAGCTAGACCGGAGCCGGAAGTCCAGAATTCTCCTCTATAGGTATTAGGAATAGCATTAATATAATAAGCCGTATAGGGACCAGTAGCGATTCCTGAAATTTGGACGGCTCCTACAAAGGGCATTCCAGCACTTTGAAGAACGCGATAGGGAAGTTGGAGATATAAAACTCCTACACCCGTAGATACTCCCCATTCAATGTCAAAGAAAAGCTCTGTAAAGATCCCTTGCCGAATAGACCACCCGACCTGACGGACATAAGGCCAAACCCCAGCAACAGCCGTTCCAGCTACCTCCGGTACCCATTTGGCCTGATCCACTTCCGCATCACTTCTTATGAAACCATTGACGTTCTCAGCAACCTGTTCATAGCTTTCTTGAAGGGATCGGACAAGATCAACATCATATCGATCCGTATCTTCCGCATTCTCGTAATCCCTGCGAAGAGGAAGGATAATCTGATCGGGCAAAGTCATTAGTTAATCAGCCTTTTGCCTGTAGGTTTAAACCAAGGTTTCATCCCGGATAGCCTTAAAGGAGCATTCGAGCTTTTGGAAATGAAAAAGATCCTATGTTGAAAACCTGTTCCTCCTGCATAGACCCTTTTCCAAACTTTGGTTCTATAAAACTCTTTCTTATACATTCCTCCCGAAGTCCCAGCAGCAGCAAAGACAGTGGCATCTTTCCCGTCGAGGGTGAAGAAGTCATCATCAACTCTAGTAATGGTATAAATGCCGTTCCCCTCATCGCTGTTGATGCCGGTAAAGGGAGCGATAGGATCTAGGCCCATTCCTAAGACTTGATAGATATAGGTTTGATCTCCCGTGACCAGTCCATGATTTGCTGCATTAACGAGGGCCGGATTTGTTAGACCAACTGAGATGATGGGCCCTATAAAGTTCATGGGAGGAAGGAAATCCATGTCCTGAGAAAGATAGGCATCATCTTCGGAGTCTGTAAAGAAATCTATTCGAGCTGTGGTGACTAGATCCGTCGTTACATAGAAGTCGATGTAAGGCATTTTGGCTTCTTTGTTTTCATCTTTGTAAGGATTCCAAGCAGCAGAGGAAAAGGAACATTCAATCGGGGTAGAATCCAGCATCATCGTAGTGGTATTCCAAACTAAATCATCACCACCAGAATCTAGAATAAAGACATTTCCATAAATATCTCCTCCAACGAAATCATTCGATTCCTGCTGAAAGAAATAATCCTGTATCGTGTTATCACCCACTTGTTTGAGATTAAAGTCTAGATTATTGGCTAAAATGAAATCATCTAATCCATAGTCGCGGGATTTGTTGGCAAAACCTAAGACGTTCAAACCTATTTCATATTCTGTATATGCATTCGAGTCATCATCATAAATAAGAGCTTTGTTATTTTCGGTCTGATCTACGGAAGGATATAAGGTCCACCATCTTTTGTTGTCATAATTCCTTTCGCAAAAGACCTTCCCAAACTCATCTTTGTTGATTGTATTTGTGGTTAAGGTCTGTATTCGATCATCAACCCGACGGCTTTCAACGCCATCTGTACCCACGATTCCCCTATCTCCAAGGGTAACGATGTATCTGTCATAGGAAACAGAGGCCATCTTCCCGTTACAGGCCCTAAAGTTGTTGATCTTTTGCCAACGAAAGGCCCTATTAGGATCGGATGTGGGAGAGATCATCCAAACGGAATTGGTAAAAGTCACTATTACCTGATTTTGGATCTGTCGGGCTGAGACTATTTGATCGCCTGTAGCAGCATCGGTATATCCCCCTCCACCAGCTGTTACATCGTTCCAGTTGGCAGGATTTGCCTTAGCGCACCATCTGGCCCTTTGAGGGTAATGAAGACCTCCGGATGCAAGAGTTCCTTCAAATGTATTTAGGACCAATAAACGTTGACCTATCGAGAAAATATGTTTAGCTCCCCAAAGATGCCTTGCATCGGCCATCCCAAGAGTTCCACCTAGAAGTGAATCAGCAGGAATTAAAGAAATAGCGGTGGTCGCTACATTTGAATCGATATAACGGATACCGTCAGTTGTGGGGGGTGCGATTGTCGGGTTGTTAATCTTTTTTCCATTAGTGACGTAAAGCCTATTTGGATTGACCGTAAGGCCCCCAGTTACTGTATTAGCCTGATAATTCACGCCCCAGAAATAGTCGTACACATCTCCCGTGAATTCAGCAAGAGCAAATTGAACGAAAACATCTCCAACTGCATTGAAAAGATAACCAAAACGACGATCAAAGGCATAGGTGGTCTTGGTCCCATCCGTTGCAATATATTGGAAGATTCCCATTACTCGTTCATTGACTAATTTACCAAAGACAATCATTCCATTGCGCTTACCTAGATAACCGTGATGAATATAGAAATTCTCCACATTAGTGAAAGCATCAGGAGGCAGCAACCAAGGTTCAGTCTCGGTATCAAGTCCAGTTTGAAAGGGATAAATGTTTTGCGAGGACATTACGCTCCCCATGCGATGTAATTTATTGCTACTGAAGGAGGTACATTCACGTAGGCTGTGAAATCCCCCGGATTGAAGGTATCAACAGCGATAGGGAAGGAGGTGCTAGTGGTAGGAGTTATAACTACTCCATTCGTAGCAACCGGAAAAGGAGTTGGGTAGGAATTCATATCTCCGCCTAGGCTCGCTATTCCCCTTCCAAATTTAAGAATTAAATTAATATTCGTGAACAGAGTGTAATCTCCTCCTCCGTGATCCGTAAAAGTACACCCTAATAGTTGCAAAATATTTCCGGAAGAATCATGTGTAAACATCTTTTGCAAAGCCCCTGATTGAGCGCAATAAGCTATTAACGTTTGAGCTATAAGAGGAGGAGGAATAGGAAGTGCTGCTGCTGTTCGGTCGATAAAGTTGGTTGCATGAGGTCGGAAATCAGCCTCGGCATCCTCGATTGCTACCCAATTCGGTCTTATTACAATTCCCAGTTGCCTAATCTTCTCAGTGTTGGATGGTAGGGCCGGATTCCAAGCCATTAGTTACCTCAAAAGTGTGGTTGGGCACGGGTATTCAATAGGTCCTGTGCCGTACGAGTTAAAATATAAGATACTTGCTCTTTATACAGGATGGTCGTTTCTGCATAAGAGTCCATTTCCCCATAGTCTGCAAACAAGTCTCTAGATGTTCCATAGGCGATGCAAGGGCCCCATTCATTCAGGTCGGGTGTCTGCGTGGAGGAGGTGAGAGGGACAACGATCAAG